AATCATTATAAATATAAGTATGACAATATGGAATACACATTTATATGATTATCAATCGGGACAATTCTAACCTCATCATCATAGAAAAGAAAAACGAAGTTTACATTACGGTGGACTGCGACTCTGGCGTACAGCGAGAGATATCTGAGTTCTTTACTTTCTATGTACCAGGATATAAATTCATGCCGGCATTTCGTAATCGAATGTGGGATGGTAAGATAAGATTATTCTCACAGAAGACGAAAGAGATATACTTTGGTCTATATCCATACATCAAAGCCTTCGCCGAAGAACGAGGATATGTTGTAGTTGCTGGTAAAGATGTAGAGATAGATAACAAGGTTGATAGAGAAGTTGTCACAAAATTTTCTAATAGTTTAGGTCAAAAATTTGAGGCAAGAGATTATCAGATAGACGCCATATTTCATAGTTTAAAACGCAATAGGACGCTTCTGGTGAGTCCTACGGCATCCGGTAAGTCATTCATCATATATTCCTTAATACGATACTACACTCACCTAATCAAGGAAGATACTAACAATCGAATACTATTAATCGTACCTACAACCTCTCTGGTTGAACAGATGTACACAGATTTTGAATCATATGGTTGGAATGTAAAGAAGAATTGCCACAGATTATATAGCGGTTATTCAAATCAAACAGATAAGAAAGTATTGATATCTACATGGCAAAGTCTATATAAATTACCTAAAGAATACTTTGAACAATTCGGTGTTGTATTTGGTGATGAGGCACATCTATTTAAATCTAAATCATTGACAGAGATTATGACTAAGCTTACTGATTGTAAATATCGTATAGGTCTTACAGGTACATTAGACGGCGCTCATACACACAAGTTAGTATTAGAAGGACTATTCGGCGCTGTCAATAAGGTAACTACAACTAAAAAACTTATGGATAAGAATCAGTTAAGTAATCTGGTTGTGAGATGTTTAATATTAAAACATACTGAGGCTAATTGTAAAATTGTATCGAAAGGTAAGTATCAAGACGAGATAGATTATCTTGTAAGTAGTACACCTAGAAATAATTTCATTCGTAATCTAGCACTTAAACTCAAAGGTAATACTTTAATATTATTTCAACTTGTAGAGAAACATGGTAAGAATTTACAACAAATCATTAAAGATAAGGCCGAAGAAGGTCGAAAGATATTTTATATATATGGCGGAGTTGATACAGAAGAACGAGAGAAGGCAAGGGCGATAGTTGAGAAAGAAAATAATGCTATTATTGTAGCAAGTTACGGTACTTTCTCTACTGGTATTAACATTAAGAATCTACACAATATAATCTTTGCAAGTCCATCAAAGAGTAGAATAAGAAATTTACAATCAATCGGTAGAGGTTTAAGATTAGGTGATAATAAAGTTAATGCTACACTATATGACATATCGGATGATTTAATTTATAAGTCTAAAGAGAATTATACGTTGAAGCACTTTCAGGAAAGAATAAATATATACACAGAGGAAGAGTTTGATTACGAGATACATAATATTAACTTAAAGGATTAAAATGAATACTATTAAGGAAAGAGATTATCGTATGGTAAGATTAACTGATGGTACTACTATCATGGGTAGTATTGTTGTTGATAAAGATTTCTTGCGAATTACAAACGCATTAGAATTAAGCACGATACAAAGGCAAACAGAGGTAGGCTCTAAGGAAGATACTACTTTGAAACCTTGGATATCTTTCACAGATGATAAGACCTTTGTTATTCCAAAAGATAAAGTTTTAGTAATTACTCAAGCGGACACTCACATATCACATTATTACGAAGTCATATTAGATAAGATACTAAAGTCAAAGCAAGACGCTAAACCTGTGTTATCTGCCGAAGAGATGGATAAGATATATGCATTGGCAGATCAGATGGATCAAATGCAAAAGATTGACCAAAGAGATATGGGTTGGTCAGAAGAAGATTTAATTGATTTATTTCAGAAGAAAACTATTCACTAAGTACTGCTAGCTAAGGTGGTTCCCCAAGCGACTACATAGTCATTATATCATAGATCCTAGGACTGTCAAGCAAATGAGAAAATAAAATAATTAATACAACCTGCTTTACATCTTGCTATAAAAATGATATAATAAGTTATATTAATCAGAAAGATAAATTATGAGTGAAACAAAAACAAGTAAGGCAAAACTGAAACCACATTATGTAGATAATAAAAAGTTTCTAGTTGCCATGATAGACTACCGTGAAAGCGTTCAGAAGGCTGAAGATAAGAAAAGAACCAAACCAGTAGTGACTAACTATATCGGTGAGTGTTTTTTAAAGATTGCTAATCACTTATCTTATAGACCGAATTTTATAAACTATACTTACCGTGATGATATGATATCAGATGGTATAGAAAACTGTTTACAGTATATGAGAAACTTCAACCCAGAGAAATCTAATAATCCATTTGCATATTTTACACAAATTATATACTATGCATTTATCAGAAGAATACAAAAAGAAAAGAAACAGCAAGATGTTAAGGCTAGATTGATTGCTACTTCTGCTACTGAAATGATGATGGACTCTCTAGTGGGTGATGACGCTCAATATAAAAATCAGATGTTAGAATTCTTACAAAGAAATGTTAAAGAGAGTGTACCAGCTGAACCTAAAAAAGTGAAGAAGAAGAAAAAATAAATAATGAAAATAGCGTTGTTAAATGATACTCACTTCGGTGTGAGAAACGACAGTACGATCTTTGATGACTTCTTACATAAGTTCTATGAGGAAGTATTCTTCCCATATCTGGAAGAACATAATATCAAAACTCTTATTCATTTAGGTGATGTGGTTGATAGAAGAAAATACATTAACTTTAGAATTGCTGATAACTTTAAAAAGAAATTCTTACAGAAACTATGGGATAAGAAAATTGATACTCATATCCTAATAGGTAATCACGACATATACTATAAGAATACAAATAGTGTAAATGCTTTACAACAGTTATGTACTGCACCTGATGGCATTAACGAGCCATGGATATATGAAGAACCTAAAGTAGTAAACTTTGACGGTCTTGATATATTAATGTTACCTTGGATAAATCCTGAAAATCAACAACAATCATTTGATATGTTAAATACTGCAAAGGCAGATGTCTGTATGGCACACCTAGATTTAAATGGTTTTAATATGCACGAAAATATAGTACAGACACACGGATATGATAAGAGTATTGTAAAGAGATTTGATAAAACATTTAGTGGTCACTTTCATAAAAAATCAGATGACGGTCAGATATTTTATCTAGGTGCTCAATATGAAATGACATGGTCAGACTATAATGATACAAAAGGATTTCATATATTTGATACTGAAACAAGAGATATAGAATTCATACCTAATCCAAATACAATATTTAAAAAGTTAATGTACAATGATACTGAAACAAACTATGATAACTTTGATATAAGTTCTCTTAATAATAAATTTGTAAAACTTATTGTAGTCAGTAAAAAGAACAACGAAATGTTTGATAGATTACTTGATAAGTTATATAATAAGATAACTGTACACGAATTAAAAATACTAGAAGATTACTCAGACCTTAATGCAAATCTAGTAAGTGATGATGTGGCTGATGGCACAGAAGATACAATGACACTTGTAAACAATTTTGTAGATCAATTGCCAGTTGATTTAGATAAAAACAAATTAAAGAGTATGATTAAAGAAACATTTTTAGAAGCACAAGATACGGATATACCAATCAAATGATACATTTTAAAAAAGTAAGATATAAAAACTTTCTATCAACAGGTCAACAGTTCATAGAAGTACAACTAGATAGATCATCTAAAACATAGGTTGTTGGTGAGAACGGTGCCGGTAAGTCAACCATGCTAGACGCATTATGTTTTGGTTTATTTCAAAGAGCATTTAGAAATATTAAAAAAGATCAAATGGTCAATAGTATTAATGAGAAAGATTGTGTTGTAGAGGTAGAGTTTATCATAGGTCAAAATCAATACAAAATTATAAGAGGTATTAAACCTAACATATTTGAGATATGGTGTAATGGTGTTATGTTAAATCAAGACGCTGCCGTAAGAGATTATCAAAAACATTTAGAATCAACAATATTAAAACTAAACTTTAGATCATTTACACAGGTTGTTATATTAGGTAATGCCTCGTTTGTTCCTTTCATGCAATTGAGAGCTAGACATAGGAGAGAAGTTGTAGAAGAAATATTAGATATAGAAATATTTTCAAAGATGAATTTAATGTTTAGAGAAAAAGTAAAAGCACAAGACGAAATAATTAAACAAACAGATTTCAATTCTCAACTAATAGAAGGTAAGATAGATTCTCAAAAGAAACATATAGAAGAAATGAGTGGTAACAATCAACAAACGATTGATAAGAAAAAACTAGAAATACAAAATGCTGAAACTGATATAGGTAACTATATGTTAGATATAGATAGAGTATCTGCCGAAAGAATTGCTTTACAGAATGAAATAATAGATGAAACTAAAATAAATACTAAGTATAAACAACTTCATAATATGGAGGCTAAGTTAGAAAATACTTGTAGTAAACATAAGAAAGATTTACAGTTCTTTGAAACACATAATGATTGTCCTACCTGTCAACAGACTATTGATGAGGCATTTAAATCTACAATAATTGATAAGAAGAAAAACAAAGTTATAGAGATTGATAGTGCCATGGGTCAGTTAGTAAAAGAAATTACAACTACTGAAACTAGACTATCTAAGATTAATGAAACAATGATTGCAATAAGAGAAAAAGAATTGTTGATTAATAGATACGAAACATCTATATCAGAAATTAAAAAATATATCACTAGTAAACAAAATGAAATAGATGAATTGTCAGATGATAAGTTTACAACAGGTGTTGCAACCGGTCAACTTACACAACTACAAGAACAA